TGCCTTCCCGGGATCACATTTCCCTGCCGATACTCACAAAGTTGTCCGGAGTCGAGCGGGTGATAAAGTAGCAGTGTACCATGCAGCCCCAATCAGTTTCGCGCGTTTCACGTGATAATCACGTGGCATCGGCACCGTCTCAACAATGTTCATTAGGTACCGATTATCGATCGCGAAGTGACGAGGACCAGCAGTAAAACTGTCGATACTTGCCATTTGCAGCTCCCAAAAGAAACGGTTCTCATGGGCTGTAAGTACGCGTTGGCGTTCGTGGGTTGTTACACCAGCGAGGTCCAACAAGGTAATGATACGATCCACATCGTTGCGGCGCGACGCGACTCCGATCTCCTCAAGCAGACCGTCGGCGTTCACGCCAGGGTGAACGGCCACACGCAGAGATCTGAAGTCGAGCATGGTACGATCCAGAGGGTCGGACATTTTGCACAGTCTGGCCAACCTGGAACACCAGAAGTTACCTGGGGTGTAAGTGAACGTCCCGATGTCGACGGTTTCGGTGTCCAAAAAGCCGATAATCTCGACCATCTGAACGTCGTCGCGGTTGTAGCGTTGACATATCCGCCGAACACGACGGTAATAAGATGTTATGTCTCGAGGACGGCTGACGTAGCGTTTCTCGATAGTACGATGCTTGTTCAGGGCGTTCTCGACGGTCTCGCGAACCATGTTATCCGCGGCCATGAAATATGTGAAGGACGAGTATCCTTCTTTCCACCCCGACTTTTCTTTAAGTCGCTGCTGAGCGATGAATGATTTGTGAGCTAAGCCGGCATTCATCGTGCGTGAGATTGACTCCTTGAGCCCACCGTATTTCGATAAATCGGCCAGCTCGTCATCTAAAGCGACAGACTTCTGATTGGCGTACTCCCAACATGCCAGACCAAGGCTGGCGCATGACAGAGCGTAATCATCCAGTCTGATACCGAAAGCTTGTCCGTCCCCTGAGTAGGCGAAGGGCGAGAGCGTAATGTCGAATTCGCCTACCCGACGCCACGGCAATGAGTTGCCATGAGGCGCGAAGACGGCGAAAATGGAAAGATGACGGATGCGTCCTTTGACGACGCGCGTGACGGTGGCGGCACGCGACGCCCAGAACAGAGCACACAAAGCGTTGACTCTGGCTGGATCACCACCACGTACACACAATTCCTGCACGTTGGCGTACACGGCTTGATATCCGGCACGTACGTCGCGAGTGAATTCATCGCGCCGCTCGGCGGTGTTAATGCCTATCCGAGCGTGAAACCCGACGTAACGGCCGCCGACGGAAAGTTTCTTAAGAAACTCGATCGCGATTAACGAGGCGTTAAGCTTGATTTCCATGTTCAACTCTTTGAATAACGTGATTACACGTTCACTGAAGTGCTGAAATTGAGGCCCACCGGGCTGTGTGTCTTGTGGGAACTCAACGGTGACGGCGACGTCGTCGCCCATGTTCGCTTGATCGATGCGCCGTATATCCGGCAACTCTTCGAAAAGTCGACGAAACATCTCACCAACGAGAACAGTATGGTGGACGGATGTGAAATGAGCTCCCGACGGATAACTTTGCAGCACCGTCTCGGTTTCTGAGCGTCCATTGGCAGCGTTCTCGCTGCGATATATGAAACGCATGCCTTTGTGGTTGTCAACGTAGTACTGCGCCGCGTGAGCGACGCCAGGTACTCCGTGCTCGGAGCCGAAACACATGTAGCGGCCGACACCATTAAGTTTCATCAGCCCATGAGTTATAGCTTGGAGGTAAACATCCAAAATCGGGGTAACAATCGACCGGTCCATGTGAGAGATGTCGGCCGAGAATTTCACGTAATCAGTTCTGCCTGTCAGGCGTCGGTAATGCGCGGTGTCAGGCACTGACGTAAAACTTTTCCCTAGAGCAACGTAGCTCAAGGGGCCTTCGGTTGACTTTTGCCGTTGTGAACGTATTATAGCCATTCTGGTAACCGTGTAAAACAAGGTGGTAAGCAGAAACATGTGCAATAGTACGGGATAGATGTGGCGCATACCGCGACCAATCTGATACCGGATCGAAAGTATTGATGATTCGGTCGACCGTTGCTCGAATATGGCGCGGTCTTCGAATTCTTCAACGAAAGCATAGTAGTAAACAGCTTTCGTGTTCGTTTTGATCAGACCCACTTTTGGAGGGGCGTGCACCATTCCAGCGCTGTTTGATGTCAGCGCATGGACAGCGGCATCATTAAAGAACCGCTCGTTATTCGAGCCTGAAG